TATAATTCTCAAATAGTAAAACAAAATGCAAGAATATCTGGTAGCGACTATGCAGATATAGTTAAGAATTTAGAGGAAGTAATTAATATTTTTTCTGAACAACAAATACTACAACCTGTTCAATTATCAAGTTATACTTTATCTCCTCCAAATGTATATACATCTACGTTTAGTGTTCCAACATTAAATACAACTGGATCAGATTATTATTTATTAAATAAAATATTATTACTAACTAAGTATTTAGTTAAGCAAAGTACTAATACTTCCTCTCTAGCTGTAGGAAATATTTTAACAGACACTACAAAAGATTTTTATAGATTAGGTGTTCAGCCTGGTGATTTGGTTATAAACCTAACAACAGGACAAACAGCTTATGTAACAGACATAAGTGTAAATTACGTTAACCCTATAAATGCTATTCAATTATCATCTGGTATTTTCCCAGCCTCTAACACTCCATATAATATATTTAGTTTAAGAAGTGGTATGAATGAGTGCGAGAAAGTTACTCAATCAAAAATAACAATGTTAAATCAATCGTCTTTAACAACACCAACTGAATCATTCCCAGCATATAGTCAAGACAATAGAACTATTCAAATATATCCTAAAAATTTTGAGTTTGGATATGAAAACATGAATACATCTACTAACAACACTGATGGATATTATGGGAGAATATTTTGTCAATATATAAGATATCCTAAAATACCTAATTGGACATATGTTCAATTTGGCGGTGGAGAACCTTCTTTTGATGAAACTGCTGCTGATTATCAAAATTTTGAATTACCAGATTCAGACGAAACAAATTTAATTAATAAGATTTTACAATATGCTGGAGTTTCAATTAGAGACGCTCAAGTTGCTGGATTTGGAAAAGCAGAAGAAATGGAAGCTAACAAACAAGAAGGACAATAATTATGGCATATATAAACGACTACACTTATTACGAAAACAATGGAGACTTTAATAGCGAAAGCGCTAATTGGGGCTCTTATCAATTTGTTCCAATAGATGATATTGTAAATAATTTTATGCTAATGTATGTTGGCAATGATAAATTAATTAATAATTCTGAAAGATACAATATACTTTTTCATGCAAAAAGATCAATACAAGAATTAAATTATGACTCTTTAAAAGAAATTAAAATATTAGAATTAGAAGTTTGCGATACTTTAAGATTTGTTATGCCGCCTGATTTTGTAAACTGGGTAAGACTTTCAATGTATAAAAATGGAACATTATTTCCTTTGTCTGAAAACATTCAAACAAATTGGAGTAATGCTTATTTACAAGACAATAATTGTAGAATATTATTTGATGATAAAGGAAATATACTAAAGCCATCTACATCAACAATTGACTTACAAAGAATAACAGGTGGGAAAAAATCTATTTATCTTAATGAACAAAGTCCTTATGATGGACAAGAAGGTTATTTTTATAATGGCTTATGGTATTTTGAATATCCAGTGGGAGGTAGATATGGATTAAATACAGAAACAGCCAATCAAAATCCTACATTTAGTATTAACCGAAAAGGTGGCGTAATTAATTTTAGTTCTGACATGGCAGGAGAACTTTGTATTTTAGAGTATGTTTCAGATGGAATGGAAAAAGGCAATGATTCTCAAGTAAGTGTAAATAAACTTTTTGAAGAGTTTATATATGCTTCTATGAAGTACAATATATTAAATAGTAAAATTGGAATTCAAGAGTATATAGTAAATAGGCTTAGAAAAGAGAAAACAGCGCTTTTAAGAAACGCAAAATTAAGATTGAGTAATATACACCCTGGTAGATTATTAATGAATCTAAGAGGTCAAAATAAATGGATAAAGTAATATGCCTAAAATTTCAAAAAACTTTATAAAAGGAAGAATGAATAAAGGCGTTGATGAACGTCTTGTTCCGCAGGGAGAATATATTGATGCTTTAAACATACGTTTAGGTTCTACAGAAGGCACAGAAATAGGCGCAGTAGAAAACTCTAAGGGAAATGAACTTTTAGTTGAACTTGAATTTGAAAACTCACCTCTTAGCTCTGAAGCTAAATGTATAGGAGCATTTGAAGATGGTGGAAATGAAACCATGTATTGGTTTGTTAATGATCCAGCTAACACAGTTTCTTCCACTGGAGTAGTTGACATGATTGTTTCTTACAATACAAGAACATTTGTTTTAATTTATCATGTTATTTCTACGTCAATATTAAATTTTGACAAAGACTATTTAATTAATGGTATAAATCTTATTGGTGATTTATTATTTTTTACTGACAATTTAAATCCTCCTAGAAAAATAAATACTACCAGAAATTATTCATTGCCAACAGCAGCAGGAGATACTTTAACCGAACAAGATATAGGAGTTGTTTTAGCTCCACCTTTAAATGCTCCAAAAATAGAACAATACAAAGTAGGTGGAGGTGAAAATTATTTAGAAGAAATTTTAATTAGTTTCGCTTATAGATGGCAGTATGAAGATGGAGAATACTCTGCTATGTCTCCTTTTAGCAGATATGCATTTACTCCAGGCCCTTTTCAATTTGATTACAGCAATTACAATCAAGAGGGAATGAGAAATATTTTTAACACAGTAGATATAATTTTTAATACTGGAGGTAAAAACGTTAAAGATTTAGATGTTATTTTTAAATTTAGCACAAGCCAAAGTGTTAATGTAATAGAAAGATTTAACAAGGTTAATGAAGGTTGGTTAGATAATACCGAACAATCAATAAGTTTTAATAACAAAAAAATATATACTACTTTACCAGAAGCGCAACTATTAAGGCTTTTTGATAATGTACCATTAAAATCTCAAGCTCAAACAATAATGGGTAATAGATTAATGTATGGAAATTATGTTGATGGATATGATATTGTAGATGAAAACGACAAAGACATATATTTAGATTACGATTTAGAATTAATTAGCGAATCATTAACTGCTGATGAAATAACTGGAACTCTTAGTAATTTTACATATAGTATAGATATTTCTAATGTAGTTATAAATGCTACAGCAACTATTGATTTTGGTGGAGATAATATTATATTAGAAGAAGGTGCTCAAATAGGTGTAGATTTTAATTTCACAAGCGCTGGTTTTACAGGAGATGCTACTTATAGTGATGGTACAGAGCCTGCGAATGAATTTGTAGAAACATTTTTATTTGTTTTACAACAAGATTATTCAAGTGTTTTTGAAATGGCAACGAGTGCAGAATTTATTTCTGCGGTACAAGATTTTGTTCCTGTTGTAGACAACCCATGTTTATTTCCTGCAGGCTTAGAAAATGAAGGAACATCTCTTACAGATTTATTTATTTGTGGATCAGTTTCTAAAAACACATGGGAAAAAGTTGGGTTTGGACTTACTGCAACTCCGCAACCAATTCAAATAGGTGCAACTCAAGGTAGTACAGAAATTAGCTTTACATTACCAGCTCTTAAATTTCAACAATTTGATCAAACGGTAGATCCTCCAGTTCCTGTAGTTCCAGAAGCTATTGCATATGAATATTTACAATGCGTAAATGCAACAGGTTTGTATTCTCAAAGTTCTTCAAAAGAATCTTTACACAGTAATAGAGACTATGAAGTTGCAGTGGTGTATTTAGATGATTATGGTAGAGCATCAACTGCCTTAGTTGATACTGATAATACGGTATTTGTAGGATGTGATAAATCTATTGATAAAAACAATATTAGAGTAACAATGAATAGTTACCCACCTTATTGGGCAACTAAATATAAATTTGTTATTAAGGAATCTAAAGGTCTTTATAGAACAATTTATAGTAATATATTTTTTAGAGAAGAAGAAACAGGAGATGCTTATTATTTATTAGATGGAGACAATAGAGATAAGGTAAAAGATAATGATACTTTATTTATTAAATCAGATACTAATGGGCCTGTTTTAAATTGCGCATCTACTAAAGTTTTAGGTTTTGGTAGTGAAGCTGAAGATTTTTTATGTAGAAGAAATAGAGATGATGAAGTGGTAGAAGGAACATGTGGACAGCCAACTGGAACTTACATGAGATTAAAGCCTTCTAATTTTGCAGCTAACAAGCCACCTAATTCTTTTGTAGAAAGGAAAGGTAGTGATGGAGATGATTATCCTATTGCTACCGCTAGTTGTTCTTTTGATAATCCTGATTCTACTGGAGCACCAGGTACTCAGTTTATAGATATAGATATTCCTGCAGGTTCATTAATTCAAATTAGAATTAATGCAAATAGAAGAAAGAGAGGTAGTAAATGTGGTAGTAGAAAGTATGCTTATGAAAAAAACTTTGTATCTTCAAGAGATTACGATAACTTACATTCTTGGGTTGTAGGAGATAGAGTTAATCTTGCTAATGGAATTACGACTGGTAGTGATGATACTATAAATCAAGTTAATCAGTATGATGATATAAAAGGTTTTGCTGACTTTTCTGTAAGAGGATCCAATGGGCAAAGTTATATTGGTTTTCAAAGACAAGATGCATCAAGCGCAGATGGTAGACCTAATACTAATCAATTATTTTTATGGTGGTCAGTAGGTACTCCAAAGTGTAGCTCACCTGACAAAAGAGGATCTTATTGTAGTGTAGCGTTTACACTCGAACGAGCATCTAGCTTAACTGTTTTTGAAACTGAACCATTAGATGCAAATGATGAACTTTATTATGAAAATGAACAAGCTTTTGATGTTGTAGGAGGATATCATATGTCTGGAACAGGTGATAACGATCAAAATCAAACCTCATCTTTACCAGCAGTAATAGATTTAACATTTTTTAATTGCTATACTTTTGGCAATGGAGTTGAAGAAAATTTTGTATTATCAGGACTGACTAAACCATATTTGCAATTAGGTGAAAAAGTAACATCAGTTTCAGAAGAACAATATCAAAAAGCTGTAAGAACAACGGACGTAACATATAGTGGGGTATTTAATCAAGAAACTAACTTAAACAAACTAAATCAATTTAATTTAGCATTAGCAAACTTTAAAACTCTTGAAGAAGCCTATGGGCCAATTAGGGTTATGCACGCTAGACAAACAGATATATTAGTTTTACAAGAAGATAAGGTTTCTAATTTATTAGTAGGAAAAAATTTATTATCAGATGCTGCAGCTGGAGGAGCAATTACCTCAGTTCCTGAAGTTTTAGGAACGCAACTTGCCAGACCAGAGGAGTATGGAATAAGCAACAACCCAGAAAGTTTTACATCTTGGGGTTATGATGTGTTTTTTACTGACGCTAAAAGAAGTTCTGTAATTCAACTAAAAGGAACTTCTGCAAAAAACGACAAACTTACTTTAATATCTAGAGTAGGAATGAGATCTTGGTTTAGAGATTTATTTGTAGAAGATTTTGAAACTCAAAAATTAGGAGGATTTGATCCTTACATGAATGAGTTTGTTTTAAGTTCTAACACTACATTATTACCTCAACTTCCTACTGAAAGAAATTGTGGATATACTTTAGATGTAAACAAATCAGATATAGCTCAAGATTTATTAATTGACTTGAGCACAATTATAGGCCCTGTTAATTTTGATTTTAATGTAACTGCAGGCGTAATTAAAGTTGAGGTTGAGTGGAATGGTGTTCAAGTGTTTAGTGGAAATATAAACGGATTAAGTACTGTTACTTTTAATAAAACATTAAATTATCCTGCTAATGCATCAGTAAAAATAACTCCTGTATCAACAGCTAGTTACACTGCTGTGTTTAATTGTCCAATTGCACCACAAGTAACAGTTAAAAAAATAGTTATAAATTTTAATGGAGATGTTAATTTATCTACAACTATAAGATATAGATGGCAACTTAACTCAGATTTAAGTCCTTATAGCACTAACAGTGTTGTATTGAGCGATACAGGTGTTTCGTTGTTTGTAGAAAACACAGGAGATACTTCTTTTGGATCTTTACCACCTGATGGTGCAACTGTAATAATGCAAGCAAGACAAGATGCTGGGCAAAGTTTTATTTTTGATCCTTTAAAAGATAAATTTAAATATTTATCAAGTGATGTAAATTACAATCAAAATCAAATAAATACATTATTACCATTATTAAATACAGCAACTCCAATTACATCAAGTGGTTTGCAATATGAAGCTAGCTTTGTATATACTCCACAGGAAGATTATTTGTATTTAGTCTGGGATTTAAGAGAACCAACATTAATAGAATTATGTTATGACAGTAGCAGTCCATCAGATGCCTGTTGTGACTGTGCATAAGTTAAAAATTAAATTATGAGTTTACAAAATAAATATATTGATTCTTCTACTTTTGCAACAGCAACAGCTGTTTATGAAGACGTAAATTTAATTACTAAATCTTCAGATGGATATTATCAAGATAACGGAATATACAGAAGACAGTTAAATGGTCTATTAGGCCCAAATGTAACTTGCGAAGAATGTGTTTATCCTTGCGGCGCAGGTGTCAATCCTCCAAATGGAGCACAAGGATTGTATCAATTAGATTTTGATGCAGGCCAAACTGCTTCAGATACAGGAGCTATATCTATACATTTTAACCCAGCTTCTGTTCCAGATGGTATAAGAGTTTTATATGATGGAGTGTATTATAATAGACTGTCATCTCCTACTAATGGAAACAGACAAAGCACAAGTGGGGTTGCAGATTCATTTACTATATTAGGAAATACAGCAAACAATTGCGTTCCTACAGCTCCAGACACTAGAAATTACATTTTTTATCAAGGATTTACAGGTGGAACTTGGAATCTTGGCGCGCCTTCACCTCAAAGTGTAACAATACAAACAGGTGATGATGTTAGAGGTGGTCAAGATGAATTAAATCTTTTAATTGTTCCTAAGCCAAATGCTTCACCAGGGATTGTTTCAGTTCAAGTTTTAGGGCCTTGTGGTACGACAGGGTGGAGTTTAGATGTTGATTGTCCTGCTGCGTTACCTTCTTTTACTGGAGAGGCAAAAGGTGTAGGTGTTATAGCTTGTTCGCCCTCTACAACAACTTTTTATTTTGGTAGGTTTAGAAACGCTACTAATGCTTATCCTATATTAAATAACCCTATTTTTTTAGACCACGATGGGGTTAACAGAGCCACAGACCAAAATTATATAATGGATAATAACCAAGTAATAACAGTAACAAATGGAGTAGTGAGCAATATACAAAATTGCGATCCAACATAAAATATAAATTATGCCAAAAAATTATACAGTAACATATAGTGAAACAGTTCAAGGGTGGCCATCTTTTTACAGCTACTTCCCTGATTTTATTTTAGGAATGAACCAATATTTGTATACTTTTAAGCAAGGAAATTTATACAGACATAATACAAATAATATTAGAAATAGATATTATGAGGAGGATTATGATTCTACTTTAACAGGGGTGTTTAATCAAGAGCCTACTACTGTAAAGGTTTTTAAAACTATTGAACTAGAAAGTGATGACTCTTGGGATATAAACATTACTACAGATTTAGGTGCAGGGTTTATGCCATCTTCTGATTTTGCTTTAAAAGAAGGAAGTTTTTTTGCATTTATTAAAAGAATATCAGGTTCTAAAAATTTAGCATTACGATCAACACAAGGAATAGGAACTTTTGTTTCAACTACTGGAGCTTCACCAGGTACCATAACAGTTACTTTTAATTCAAGAGTTTCAAATATGATTTGTATAGGAGATGAGTTAAACTATAGTTTACCACTTGCAGGAAATACTTACAGCAATCCCACTTCGGTTGGAGAGGTAACAGCTATTACTAGCGACAGATTAACTTTATCGGTTGACGCTACAGACTTTTTACCTTTAAATTCAGTAATACCTGCAAATGCTTATATATTAGTATTAAAAGATCCTGTTGCAGAGTCTTATGGAGCGACTGGGTATTATTTAGAGTTCAAAATAACAAATGACAATAAAGCTGCTGTAGAACTTTTTACAGTTGATTCCGAAGTGTTTAAAAGTAATCCTTAGTTTTTTGTATCTTTGTGTGAATGAAATTTACTATAAGAGAATTAAATGAAAATGACTATGAAACTATTTTGCTAAAATGGTGGAAAGATTGGAAGTGGACAGCTCCACCTAAAGATTTTTTGCCACAAAATGGAAAAGGTGGTTTTATGGTTTACGATAAAAAAACACCTGTTTGTGCAGGATACATATATGTAACTAATTCAAAAGTAGGATGGTGCGATTGGATCATATCTAATTTTGAATATAAAGACAGAAAAAAAAGAAAAGAAGCTTTAGCTTTTTTAGTACAAATGTTAACACATACTTTAAAGTTAAGCAAATGCAAATATGGTTATGCCTTATTAAAAGCAGATTCTTTAATTGAAATTTATGAAAAAAACGGCTACATAAAAGCCGATACATATAACGCAGAAATGATGAAATTATTATAATATGGCAGCATTTACAACAATAGCAGCAGCAACAGTCGCAGTGGGTGGGCAAGCTGCAAAAGGTTTTTTAGCAGGTGATGCGGCAAAAGATGCTGCAAGAGCTGCAGGAAGATTAGAGATTGAGCAAGAAAGACTTGAGCAAGAGTCAGTAGCTAGATTAGAGCAAAACTTTTATGATGCAATTAGAGCTACAACCGATATTTACGACAAACAACTTCAACTATCAAACGTACAGGGTTCTCAGATTTTAGAAGCTGCTCAAGAAGGAGACCAGAGGGGAGTAGCTGCAACTGCAGGTAAAG